AGGGCTGATCCTAACAGGAATTTGATGGCTTCTGCTCAATATTTGAGGCAGCAATTAGATGATCCTAGAGTTAATGGGGATTATCGTAAGGCATTGATGTTGTATAATTCTGGGCCTAATCCAAAGGTTCCGTTTAGGAATACTAATTATGCCAATGCTGTGATGGGTCGAGTAGGGGCAGATGTATCACAGGTACAGCCTGTGCAGATGGCGTCTGCGACACCTACTGTTGGTGGACCTTATTTGACAGGTGATCCGGTTCCAGATAGTCCGTTCGGGGTTGGCGGAAGGTTGGCATTCGCACCGCCTAGACCAGCGGTACAGTTTACAGGCCCGACAGCCCCTGTATCAGCTGGTGGAGGTGGAGGCGTAGCCCCTGTTAATGTTCGGCCAGAGCCGGGGGCTGGTGGTCCTTCTGGTCAGAGCAGGGATGATAGGGCTAGGGAGATTGCTAACCAGTTCGCACAGGGTAATGAGCAGGGTCGAGGCTTCCAGATGCTATCTCTGATGGCTGCTATGTTGAGGGGATGGCCAGTTCGTCAGGCGTACCCTGTTGATCCTGCCAGTTTGGTTCCGCGGCATATGCCAGGGACTGGTGACGCGCCGATGGGGATTGGTCTGGGAGCGAATACACCACAGTTGGGGATGGTGCCTTGGGAGGAGTACGGTTTCCGTAGACGGGATGTGCCGAGGTAATTATGGCGGTTTTGCAGAAGACTGGGCAAGCAGCCTGCCATGTGTATATTAGAAAGATAGCAAGAGAGATCTGTGCGGAGACTTATGAAGCTGTGATGTCTAATAATGAGGCGAGGGATAGGTGGAAGAACCAGAACGAGGGAGCTACTGAGAAGCAATTGATTAAGCGGTTTGTTGACAAGAACTGGCCAAAGTTTATTGAGGGTGCAAGGACAACGCTAGGTTTGATGTTGAGAGGTGACTACCCAGAGAGTATGAAAGAGCAGATCATGGATATACTAGAAAAGGATCAGTATTTAAGGCATAAAGTTCCATCCAGTAAGATGATTAACTAGCAATTTGGAGGATAGGATGGCAGGTGGTGACCAAAATGGTGGTGGTAGTCCCGGTCCTGGCGGTCAGCCAGATCCACCGCCGCCACCGATAACAGAACCGCCGCCAGCAGGTGGCGATCAAGGTGGTACTGGTGATCCACCGCCGCCGCCAGCAGCAGATGCGCCTCCGGCAACGGACTGGCGGGATCGGCGGATTGGTGAGCAGCAGCAGAGATTGAGGGAAAGAAATGCCCGGATCGCGCAACTCGAGGCAGAACTCAACGTCGCGCGCGGCGGGCAACCGCCTACCCAGCCTCCGCCAGGCAATGGACAGGGCTACCAACAGCAGCAACCCAATCAACCAACTTTCACCGGTCCACCTGGGGACATTCAAAGACAGATCAATGAAGCGGCTGCGGCCCTTGCTGCCGGGCAAGAGTTCACAAGGCGATGCAACGAGGTTGCAGAAGCAGGACGAAAAGTCTATAACAACTTCGACCAAAGAGTCCAAAGACTCGTAGGACTGGTGGACGGGAATGATCAGCAGCAGGTTCAAGCATATAACAACTTCTTGTCTGCTGCAATGGAGACAGGCCAGGCGACCAGACTCATTTATGATCTTGGGGGAGATCTCAATGAGGCGTCGCGCATCATGGCGATGGAACCGGTTAAAATGGCTGTGGAACTCACGAGGTTGTCCGCGCGTGTTACAACTACTGACCAGACTGGGGCACCAAGGCCACTTACCCCTATAAGTTCGGGTGTCCAGGGTCAGAGAGCTAGCATCCAACCGGATGACCCTGACAGTGCGGATAATCTGAGTACGGAGGATTGGATGGCGAGAAGGGAGGAGCAGGTCGCTAGTAGACGACAGCGAACCTTGGGATAATGGCCATCGTTCATTGAATGAAATGTCCCGGTCCATTACTGATCGGTGTTCGGTCCCAGTCCCGTAGACTGGTGTTCGCTTAGTCAGGGCGTAAACTGACGTACGGTCCCCATCTCGCGGATGGGTGTTCACCTCCCGACGGTTGTAATGTCGGTGCGACGGGTCTATCCAGGTGAGCCCGCACCTAAAACGCACCATGTGCAATTCTGAAGGGGGCGAGCTGTGGCTAATCAGCTTCTCACTATCAACATGATTACCAGAGAGGCTGTGCGTCTCTGGAAGAATGCTAATGCGTTCCTGCAAAACGTGGACATGCAATACGATGACTCGTTTGCAGTCAGCGGAGCCAAAATCGGGTCGTCATTGCGGATCAGACTCCCCAATGACTTCACGGTTACGACAGGCCCGGCACTCAACGTGCAGGATACTGCGGAGCAGAGCACTACACTGGTGCTTGCAACGCAGAAGCATGTGGACGTTGCGTTCAGTCTGGCGGATCGTACTCTGTCGTTGGACGATTACTCGCGGCGTATCCTCGCTCCTATGGTTAACAACCTAGCGGGAGATGTCGCGGTCGATCTGATCCAGGGGTCGGAGGGCGGAATTTGCAATATTACTGCCAACACCGACGTCAACAATGCAATCCAGGCTCCGATCGCCTCGACCTACTTGCGCGCTGGCGCTGTCCTACGCAACAACTCGAGTCCAGTCGCCAATTGGAAGATTGTGAACAGCCCAGATACCGAGGCGAGTGTAGTCTCCTCTCTCACTGGTCTGTTGAACCCCGCTCCGGAAATCAGCCGCCAGTATGTAACCGGGAGAATGTATGATGCGCTCGGGTTCATCTGGATGGCGGACCAGACAGTCATCACCCATACCAACGGGACGTTGGCTCAAGGGTCAGCTACGGTCGCAGGTGCGGGGCAGACTGGCCTCGCGCTCACGGTGGCAGCTTTGGCCGGAAGTCTCAACATTGGGGACATCATCACCATCGCAGGTGTCCACGCAGTTAACCGGATCACCAAGCGTACCTACGGGCGGCTCCGGAGCTTCGCAGTCACCGCAAACGTCCCTACCGGTTCAACTGTCATTCCCATTTATCCAGCCATAGTGCCGGAGATTGCACCTGGTATCCCGCAGCAGTATCAGACTGTTGATGTGAGCCCAGCTGCTGGGGCGGCGGTTAACCCGGCGATTGGACTGCCAGCAAGCAGCGAGTACACGAAGAACTTCGCATATGCTCCAGAGGCGGTGACTCTTGCCACGGCTGATCTTGAAATGCCACGCAATGTGCATGAAGCTGCGCGGGAAGAGTTCGATGGAGTGTCCATGCGAATGGTTACTGACTACTTCATCGGAACTGACCAGCTTATCACCCGTCTGGATGTGCTCTATGGGTATCTGTGGATTAGACCCGAGTGGGCGTGTATCGTTGCTGACCAAGTATATCAGTAATCGAGACGACCACGAGGGTGACCTCGGAGGGAGACTCGAATGAACTGGCGTGATAAGATTGTCACTGACTGGCCTAATGATCTTCAGAAGGCTCATAGGTGTCGAACTGCGCTCCAAGACTTGGAGAGGGCGTTGCTGGATCTGGCCGGTCTCGGCCACCCTCTCCATGTTGAGGAGGGATACCTGCCGCCACCACCACCTGGCTGGCCTCGGGCGATGTTTCATTTGACGGAGCCTGCTAGGTCAATTCATTGTCAGGGGGACTTGGATGAATTGGGTGACGGCTGGTATCCTACTATGGAAGAGGCCCGTAACGCAAAAGGGCTTCAGAAACAGTATGAACGCGGAGGCATCTTTAACCGAGCACTGCCGACTATGCTGACGCAAACGCCTCAGCAGATTGCAGCTGCTTTGGAAGAGACTATGAGGTTACGAGACCAGCAGAAGAAGTTTGTCGATGACATGCGAGCCAAGCACAGGACTGGAGTTGTTGAGGGTCGCATTATACTTAGCGATGAGGCGTTACATAATGGACCAGAGCCAGGTCCAGACATTCCCGAACCTGTGGAACGCATCGGTGGGAGGCGATAATGCCAGCCAGGACTCCAAGGATGCAGAGGTTCATGGGGGCGGATCTGGCAAGAGCGCGCAAAGGGGAGAAGACCAAGACTGGTATGAGTGCTGGGAAGCTTGAAGAAATGGCTGAGAAACCTAAGGGGGGCTATCCTGGCAAGAAGCGCAATGGTAATGGAGGAAAAAATGCGAGGCGGTAGGCATTCGAGATTTACTGTGTACGATGTGATGGAGGCGAAGGGACTGTTTGATACGAACCCTGCCAACGCATCGAGCCCACAGTACCAAGGTCCGGTTGAGTACCCTAAGATGTTCTACCATCCACAGGGTAAGAAGAGGGTTATTCAGAAAGCAGAACTGCTGAATACCCCGTTTGGACCGCAGAGGGTAGGTGAGCAGTTCGAGATCATTAGTAGGGTTGCTCGCTCACAGGAGGAAGAGGATAGATTGCTGACAGCGGGGTGGCACGACCATCCCTCGAAGGCTATTGCTGCCAGCGGTGAGCAGGCTCCGCCTATGACGGCTCATGGCCGGATCGCAGACCTAGAACGTCAATTGGCTATTGTCACGGCTCAGTTGAAGCAGGCGAGGGATGCACCACCCCCGGCTCTCACTGAGGAAGAGGAACTGGACCAACAGCTGTCTGGTCATCCTGACAGACGGGCTGCGGTGGGAAGTAGGTAATGGACGTAGATCCACAGAATACCACCATTGGTGATCTGTGTAAGGCTGCGCTAAAGGAGTGCGGCGCGATTGGTGTCGGTCAAACTCCTTTAGCGGAGGATGTGAATGACGCATGGGCGCGGCTACAATGGATGCTCATGCAGTGGGAGAAGAAGAGGTGGTTGGTATTCCATCTCAAAACATACTCGAAAATCTCAACAGGTGCTCAATCTTATTCGGTGGGACCAGGTGGAGACTTCGATACTGGAGTCCATTCTAATAGGCCAGCGAAGGTCTCTAGTGCGTTTGTGCGACAACAATTTCAGACAGGGAATGCAATCGATTATCAACTTGAGATACTGCAATCGATGGAAGACTATAACTGGATTACCATTAAGGGGTTGGTTGCAGGTCCAGGCGAGGCTGTATTTATGGACTCGGACTGGCCACTAGCTAGGGCTTATATATGGCCCATCCCTCAGAATGGTATTTATGAGATACATCTAACGCTCTACTCACAACTTCAGTTCCAGTATGCAAATCTGGCTGATGTTTTTGACTTCCCTTACGAGTATTACGCTGCCATGCTCTATAACTTGGCTCAGAGATTGAGGCCTAAGTATAGGCTTGGTACGTATCCAGGTGACCCGCTGCCGGGAATGGCGAAAGATAGCTTGGCTGTTCTTCGTCTGCCAGGTACTCAGATCACCAAATTGCGTATGCCGTCCACACTACGCCGGAGAGGGTTGTACAACATCTTCTCTGACAGGCCTTACTAACGAGCGACTGAAAGGAGCGAGTTATGGTAGCGGGAATTGCGGCACCAAATCCGAGCGGTATTCCTGGGTTTAATGAGGCGTTTGTTACGAACGCTGGGGGAGTCGGAGCGGTCAATGCTGTGCCGCTTAAGAGCTGGTACAACATTATTCTAAGTGTGCCGACTG